CAGCTTGACCATGCCGAAGTCGGACTCATAGACGTCGATGCGGGACTGGAGCTTCGTCTCCGTGGCGTCCATGTTCTTCGTGCTGCCATTGGTCCACTTGCTGGCGCGGCGCTTGTTCTTCCCGCTCATCATGATGATCGAGGGCTTGCCTCCCTCGCTCCAGGCAGCCTCGAGAGCATCGTTGACGAGCTCCTCCGTGAAGGCACGGTCGGTGTAGACTCCACCGCCGGTGTCCACCCCGTGAAGGACGTTGGTCTGAATCCAGTAGGGAAGAGCACCAAAACGGCGCGCCGTATCGGCGTCCCCGGCCACCTTGGCGTCCTGCTCGATGAGCGCCTTCTCAACGTCGAAGGCGAGCTCCTTCATGGCCTTCGTCATCTGATAGGAGATCTCAGACGTGAGCCCGTGCTTCTGAACGACCTCCTGGGTGTCGGTCACACCATAGCCGCGGCTCATGATCTGCGTGTAGTTGCCGAGGCGGGTGCGGGTCGTCGGATCATCGACGGTGTAGGTGAAGCCTTCCTTCTTCGCGTTGTCGGCAGGATCGCCCAGGTCGTCCTCGAGCCACTCATGGTAGGTGGCCGTGGCGCTCGGTCCCTTGCCGAGAGTACTGTAGAGGGGCGTATCCTCAGGGGCGATGTTCTGGATCAGATCGCTGATATCTTCCTTGTTGCCGACGGCGACATACGTGTTCTTTCCCATAGAGTTGACCTCCTAGACATAGCCGTTCTCCCGCAGGAAACGAGCCTGTTCATCAGGGGTCATCTTGGCGAAGCTGCTCACGGCCATCCTCTTCGGACCCTCCCGGTCGTCGCCGCCTCCGGCTCCCTCCACGTCGGGAGGGTTGGCCGTCTGGCGCTGCTGGGAGTAGTACTTGTTCCGGAGAGATTCAATCTCCCGGTGGATGTCCTCGATGCTGCCCCGGCCCAAGACGCCCATGAACCGCTGGTATTCCCGGTAGGGGAGATTCTCGACGTGCTGATATGCCCACTGGGAGATTTTCTCGAAGTTCGGCTCCGTCTGCTCGTAGTGCTGCATCAGAGCATTGAACTCGTACTCCCGCCTCTGGCTATCAGCCAACTGATTCTGCCGCTCCTGAGCCATGCGGATCACGTCGTTCGTCGCAGCCGTCAGGTAGGTGATGTGCCGCCCGTCGTACTCGTCGAACTGCTCCGGCGAGATGCCCATCATCTGACAGGCGCGGATGCGGCTGGCCTCGTAGAGGACATCGCTCTGTTTCTCGGGGGCGGCCTCAGGCTGGCTCTGCTGAGCCTGCTGCTGCTGAATGAACGCCTCGATCTGGCGACGCTGCTCGGCCACGGCCTGGGTCTTGCGGACGTAATCGGCCTGCATGCTCTTGTAGAAGGGGACTAGTTCAGGGGGAATCCGATTCGGGTCGAGCTTGTCGATGCCCTGCTGCCGGATCTCCTCCGCCGTATAAGGCTGAACCGTCTCCTCCTGCGGTGCCTCGGGTTCCTTCCCTTCCGGGTTGAGGACGACCTCGCGGTCCGCATCAAGGGCAAACTCAGGATTCTGGTTCTGTTCGGGCTGAACGGGTTCCACGGCGGGATTGCCCTGTTCGAGATTCATTGACGTTCCTCCTTCTCGGGGTGGCCTTAGCCTTGCCCCGCAGGTCAAAGTGCTCCGAGACGGACGCCAGGAGGTGATCGAACCGAAGCTTGTCGTGAGGGTTCATCCCCTCGCGATGCTCGGCCGTCAACTCCCGCAGCCGCCTAAAGACGCTCGAGTTCCTCTCGGGCAAACTCTCCATCGACGATCTTCCCTTCGAGCCACCGCCCGAAGCTGGCCATGCTTCGCAATCTGTGTCGGAGCTCAATCAGGCGTTCCTGTTCGAGATCCTCCGCTTCCAGCTCCCGGTATATTTCCTCCCGCGATCTTTCCAGCCACGGCCGGAGGAAGTCCCGACAGATCTGGGCCAGTCTGGCCCGCTCCACCTCCTGTAGGAGGCTGTCCCGGTCCCGCTCCAGGGTGCACCCCCCCCATCGGCATCATCTGGGGATCGGAGAAGTACGGCTCCGTATCCTTGATCCCCGCCTCGTTCATCAGCTTCTTGGCCGCGTGAATCCAGTTCACTGGAGAACAGGCTCCCAGCTGCATCCCCGAGGGGTGGAGGCTGGCGAGGTAGAACTGGAGGTTCTGGATCGTCTCCTGCTTGGAGCCCATTCCCACGGAGACGTTGACCTCGAGATCGAGATCGCCGTCCACGTCGTCAGGGGCGATGGAGAGAACCCGGTCCGTCAGGCGGAAGACCATGGGCTGATCGACGTAGGTCTGGTTCAGCTTCACAAGGAAGCGCATGAGCTCGACGACGGTCGTCTCGGCGAAGGTGCGGATCATGTCCTGAACCCGCTGGTTCGCCGCCCCCATCATCAGGGAGACACCCGTTGCGGTCTTGTTCAGGCTCGTCCCCTGGGCGATCCCCTGATCGTAGCGGGTACGCCCCGTCCACTTCTCGTGCTTCGTCTCAAGGAGCTCCAGGATCGGCATCGTCCAGGCCGCGATGGGCTGGATCGACTGGGGCTGGACGGCCTCGCCGGGCTTGCCCTGAACGCGGACAAAAGCCTTCGCGCCGAGGAGATCGCGCATGTTCACTCGCGTCTCGTCGATGAAGTTGACGGGGTTGTTGTTGAGGGAGACGTTCACCAGAAGCTGGCGGATGATGGCCACGTTCACGTCCTGAATCTCACCGGAGATATCGGCGAAACCGACGTTGCTCCAGACCTTGTCGGGATCACGGACGGGCATGAAGGCGAAGAAGAGATGCCTCTCGTAGGGGTTCTCAACCACACGAAGCAACTGCCCGTTGCAGACCGTGGCGATCACGTCTTCGAGGAGCCCGTCGCCATCAAGGTCGAACTTGAGATAGCACTCGTAGATGACGACCTTCCGCCTCGGATCGTCCCCCTGAAAGCTCTCGTCCTGGAGCTGGGGATTCTCCGTCAGCTCGTAGGTCGTGAATTCCGTCTCCCGCGAGGACTCGATGGCCTCCTCGGTCTTCTTGGCGTCATAGGTTCCGCTCTTGGCCCGGCGGCGCAGGTAGTCAACCGACACGCGACGGCGGTGGGCGACGAAATCGGCGTCATCGAGGGAGCGGGCTTCCTTGTTGAAACGGAGCTCCGAGGGCTTGACACGCTCGATCGTGGGGGCATTCCTCTTGCGGCGGATCTCCTCCCACTTTACGGGCACGCCCATTGGCGTCAGCTCCCCTTGCTTGAGGATGCGGACGCCAGGGGAAGAGGAGAGGCGGTAGAACTCGTCGAGGGGGACGACCTCCTCGAACTCCTCGCGATCCTCCTCGCGAGACCACCACGCCTTGATCAGCCCCAGATTGAGGCTGATGGCATCGGTCAACACGTCCTTGAAGAGGAGATAGCCCTTGTTCTCTCTCATGAGCTGATACTGGATAAGCTCGCTCATCACGTCGGCCTTCTCCTGATCTCCCATGCCGCGGCCCACGATGGAGACCACGTTGTCCCCGCCGAAGAGCCCCTGCATGACGGGGGGGAGATACTGTTCTACCATGGACCAGACATCGTAGCAAACCCAATCGCTCCGCTCAGAGAGCTTGGGATATTTCTCGCGGTAATAGTCGCGGTCAGCCTTGTAGATCCGCCGTCGCCGCAGCAGATCGGGCTCGACGACCTCCTCGTAGTAGTCGTCAGCGTTCTGAATGTCGGCAAGGAGGGTTGCGAGAAGGGCTTCCTCCCGTTCCTTCTTGACCTTCACTTCAACTCATACTCCCTCCGGTCCCGGAATTCCTCCTTCTTCCCATCGTTCCATTGGGCGACGGGGGTCAGGAATCCGCAGACCCTTGAGTAGACAAGGCACCTCTGGCGCTCACATCGCTCCGGCAAGGGGGATCTCCTCCTCTTCTTCCATGCAGAACCAGCCCGACGGGGGCTGGGCGATCTGCTCCATGTAGGCAAGGGCATCGATGAGGTCGTCGTGGGCACCCCTCGTACCCGCCAGGGTGAAGGCGAGAAGCTCCGCCTCCAGCTCGCTCACGAACTGGCCATGCTCGGGGAACCAAACGGAACCGGTGGCAAAGCGGGGCTGCATCATCTCGATCCGCAGTTCCTTCTTCTTCGACGCCTTCAGGGGCGTCACCATGAAGGTCTGGTTCCGCCGGATCATCTCCCGCTCGAGGAAATGAACCAGTGCCGCCTGATACTGCACCGTCTCGATCCCGACGGTGATGGGACGCCAGCGGGAGACGGCGGAGAAGATCATCCCCATCGTCTCCGTGGGATTCCACCTGCCGTACTGGCAGTCAAGGAGGAACCAGTGGTTCTCCTTGTTGACGCCGATCGTCATCACGCAGGTGTAGTCAGCCGATTCCTTCTGGCTGATGGCCAGATCGACGGTGGTGTAGACGGCCAGCTGGCTACGGTCGATCTCGTGGGGTTCGTAATACCGGAACATGTCGCGGGTGAACCGCTGAGTCGCCGGAGAGATGGGCTGGCACATCATTTCGCGATACCAGATGTCAAGCTTGCCCATACGGGAGAAATTCTCCCGCTCCTTGAAGATCTCCTCTGGCGTCCAACGCTGGGGCCAGTTGGACTCATCCTCCTCGTTGAGCTTGGGAATGCGCCAGACCTTGAAGTCCAGCTCCTCGGAGTGGGCGTGTATGCGCTCGATCAGACACCGTTCGCCAAGGTTGTTGCCGATGATGAAGATCCTCGTGTTCTTGCCGAGGAAGTTCACGTCAGATAGAAACCAGTCCCAATCCTTGTCCAGAACGGACTCGGAGTGGGCATCCTCGTCGTCCTGCGGGTCGTCGATTACGACCAGCTTTGGCCTCCTGTCTCGGTAGACCAGCCCACGCAGAGCGGCTCCCTTGCCGTATGCCTCGATCCGGACATCTCTGGCGTCGCCGTTCACGTCCCTGACGACAACATGGAAGATCCGGTCGTTCTGCTTGAGAATCTTCACCAGATTCCCGCAGAGATCGGGGTGAGAGAGGTATTCGTTGGCGATCTCCTCCAGCTTGGCCGAAGCCAGACGCTGGTTGGCCAGGATGAAGACGATGAAATCATACTCTTCCGTCGGGTAGACGAGGCGGTGGAGGGTATGCATGCGGATGACGTAACTTGATTTGCCGCATTCGCGGAAACCTTGGACAGCTGCGTTCGATTCCCCCGTCAAGAGCATGCGGCTCCACTCGTGATGGAACCAGGCCGACGGCACATCGTCCTTCGTGGCGAAGAAACACTTGTGGAAATCAACCAAAGACGTTGAAGAACGGTAGAGCTTGAGGGCGATATCCTTCGCCTGGGCCAGAACGGCCTCGTTTTGGCTATCTACAGGCATCGGAGAAGCTCCTCCCGCAGCTCCTTCATCACCGTCAGGGGGATCGTCAGAACGAACCCGCCGACGTAGACCTCGATTTTCCCCGCGGGGTCTACGAAAACAGCAGCGACGCCAAGGAGAGGCTTCTCAAGCGCCTTGTGACAATCCTCCAGAGCTTCCTCAAGATAGTCCTCAACGTAGCTCACGCCGCATCGTCGTCTCCTCCGCCTAGTGTCATCTGCCGAAGCACATCTCGGGCCAGACTGGAGGCCATCTGACGGTTGTCATCGTCCGTTCCGGCGTCGATATTGATCGTCGTGATGGCCGCCTTGCCCAATCCACGGTCCAGGACGGCCTCGGCGGCGTGTATCCGCTCCTTGGCAGGAACGGCATCGTCAGCCATGAGCACCAGCAACGTCCTCATCGCCATCGGAGTCTTGAGCTTGGCCATCCGGAGCGCCTTTCGGGTTGCCTTCTTGGCGTCCAGATCCTGTTTTCCCGTCTCGTAATGCTCCGACTTCGACGCCATGAGCTTCCCATTCTCGTCTCTAAGAAAGACCTTCGCCATACCATCACCTCCTGACAACGCAAAAACGGGAACCGCCTCGGCAGCTCCCGTCTTGTGGACGCACTTCTATAAGTATAGTCAATACTATATCTTTTTTATATTTTTTTACATGGGTATTCTATACCAAATATAGTAACACATCTAACACATACCTGTATAAACCCTACGCCAAGCTAAGAACCAAAGCAAACCCATACCTTGTGTGTCACTAACCACGCCTCCGGAGTCCCGGAAAAGAGGGGTATGGGGGGCAGGGGTATTACGAATAGGAATAGAGTGAGCAGGAGTATTACGGATGAGCATAGGGAGAGCATGGGAGAGCAGAGATGCTGTAGATGAGCATACGGAGAGCATGGGATAGCAGAGATGAAGCATACGGAGAGCATAGGTATTTTTCTATATATCATCCATGAGAGAGGGTGAGAGGGTCGGGTCACCCCCCCCTACCTGACTCCTCTACACTCTACTATCAACAGTTGTTTATATAACAACTAGTTATATCTCATATCGATATTGAGATATTGTCTAGTGTTATGGTACTGTTTATGGTTAGATTGAAGAGTCTTACTGGTTAGATTGGGATGTGTGAGTGCGTGTGAATGCTGATGGATACTGGGTTCGTAGATGGTATTCCTAAAAGTTATTCCCAGACTCCCTCCTTCCTCCTCCTCCCATCCTCCCCACTCTCCCCCTCCCCCCGCACGGTTAGTTACACTACAACTGTAGTGAAGGTCTTACACTCCAGCTGTAGTGGAACTACAGACACAGACCAACCCAAGCACCACGCCTTCGGCGTGGTGTGTCATAGCTAAGGAGGTGTTAGGAATGTGGATAAAAACGAATTGGAAAGATATTTGGAATTGGGTTTATTGTTTTAGTGGTTGGATAGAATGTTTTTATATGGGAGAAGAGGAAGAATATTATGGATATGAGTGGTTGTGGGTAGAAGAAGGAGAGGATAGTTGGGAGGAAAAATGTATTGAGATGGATAAGATTTTGGAAATAAGAGGTGATGAATGGTGGGCGTTAAGGTGGTAGGAAATAGGGGGGGCGAAGCCCCCCCTTTTTTATGTTTCGTTCTCACTCAAACCAAGACCAACCCAGAACACTTCAGTCAAGTGGACACCAGGCTTCGCTCCGCTCTGCTTGGTGTCCACTCTTCTCCTCTCTCTTCCCATCCTCTCCGTCTTTCGCCTGTCAAGAGTCGTGATCATTTCTCCTGTCAGGAGTCGTGATCGTTGAGCTGTCAGGAGTCGTGTTGTAGAGTGGGATCAAAGGCGGACGCCAAGGGAAGGACGAACCGAAGAACCCGCCGCTCCTTCGTCGC